AAGTTAAACGAGCCGTGTTCGGTCAATTAATACCGCCGGGGGTAGAATGAGTCAATCACGCCCAACCAAATCAGAAGTCGACACTTACGCCGGACATTATGTGCTTTATGGTGAGCAGAGTAACGCGTTTAGATCTGCATTCCCCAATAGTAAGGCAAAGGCTGAATCAACTCACGCAAGGGCGTCAAAATTCCATTCACTTGGTAAGGTTCAGTTAAGGATTGACGAACTCAAGGAGCAAGTTAGGGCTATAGCTGAAAAAGACTTCAAGATAGACGCTGCGTGGGTGCTAAAGAGCGCCAAGCGCGTCTTTGATAGGTGTATGCAGGATGAGCCCGTAATGGTCCAAGGCGAGCCAACAGGGGAGTATCAATTTAAAGAGTCCGGGGCCAACAAGGCATTAGACATTATTGGTAAGCACATCGACGTTCAAGCATTCAATGAAAACCTAAGCATCAAAACAGGCTCAGAAGTTACACCATGGGGCGAGATTAAAGCGTCAGTCGATAAGCTAAAAGACTAAAACACAAAATATATTGACAGAAATGCTTTTCATTGCAAAATATGTTGGTATACTGGCTGTGTATTCAATTTAAGCAATAAAAGGGGAATGTAATGATTGGTCTACCAAAGGAATTGCAGGAAAAGCTAAATAGCCTAGATAGCCTCATTAAAGGGGTTGGCTCTTTTGTCGATATTGGCAAAGAAACACATGATTACCGAATTAATAACCTTGATTCCCCACCAAGCGCACCAATATTTGGAGATGTTAATTCATTAGAGTCGATATTTATTTTAGCCGACTTAAATAAGCGACCACTAAAAACCAGGCGCGGAAGATTCGGGCTTAGAAAAAGAATGGCTGTAAGGCTCAAAGGTTTCAATGTCCCATGGCGCAAGGTTGATAAATAATGACTGCGCACGATAAGTTTTGGGATTTGCTAGAAATTGCCGATGATGATAAATCATTAAGAAGGGCATGTCCAAAATGTGGCGATGATGATTGTAAGTATGGATTACACGATCGTAATTATTCTAAATGTGACGTTTCGATTCTTTGCAATAAATGCCGTCATAGCGAAAAGGCAAACAACCCTAATTATCATGAAATTATAAACAACTGGTACAGGAAAGTTAAAGGTGGTTGCTTATGACAGCTAGCGAATATGCCAAATTCCACGGACTAAAAAGCCTATCTCAAGTGGCGTCAATGATTGGCGTCACAACTCAATGTTTGCGCAATTGGCACAAAGACGAGCCGAAAAGATTCGAGATAGTTTTGCTTGGGTGCGTTTCTAAATTAAGGAATGAATGATAATGGATGCTAATCATGTAAGTCAAAAAACACTAATGCAGTCATTTGATTATAAAGGCGGCTCATTGTTCTGGAAAGTCAAGTTGTCACCTAAAACTATAATAGGCGATAAGGCTGGGTATATTGATGTCCATGGGTACGAGAAAATAGTGATAAACAAAAGGAAGTATGCAAGCCACAGGTTAATATTTTTATACAAACATGGGTACCTTCCTAAATTTATCGATCATAAAGACGGTGATATATTAAATAATAAAATTGAAAACTTAAGAGAGTGCACGCTCAATCAAAATCAGTGGAATATGAAATTAAAGCCATCTAACACATCAGGAACTAAGGGCGTTTCCTGGGATAAATCAAGAAACAAATGGATCGCCGCAATCAAGGTTAATGGTAAGCGGGTTTTTTCCAAAAGATTTAAACGTAAAGAAGATGCAATAGAGGCGGTTATAAAAGCAAGAAAAGAGCTACATGGTGATTTTTGCAACCATGGGTAAGGTTCTTAATTGGTCTCCCCAGTCCGCCTTCACCGACTTCTTTTACACTACCGCCGAGGAAATACTAGAAAAGCGCACAGTATTCAAGGAGGAATTAACCTATTTTGTGCCACACGGTGGCCGAGGTTCAGCAAAATCATTCACGTTTATTGATGCTTGCGTAGTTGAGGCCGCGCTACGCCCAATTAGAATACTTTGCACCCGCGAGATACAGCTATCAATTGACGAGTCAATCAAGGCGGAAATTGAAGCTGCCATAGTTGACCGTGGATTGTCACACTTCTTCACCATAACAAGGGATGCAATAAAGGGGCTTAACGGCTCTAAATTCATGTTTAAGGGCATCAAGAATAATATCAAAAACCTAAAGTCGATTAGTGACGTTGATATTGTTCTATGTGAAGAATCAGAAAATGTAAGTAAAAACTCCTGGGACAAACTTTTGCCATCTATTCGCCCTAGGAAGCCATTTGGCGGAAGGGGTCAGCGACCAATCATCATAGTGATATTTAATCCAGATGATGAACTAGACGATACTTACCAGCGTTTTATCATTAATCCACCGCCTAGAAGTTGTGTAAAGCTAATCAACTGGCGTGATAATAAATACTTCCCCGAAAACCTCGAAGAAATGCGCCTTCACTCATTAAAGACTAGGCCATTATCTGACCATGAGCACGACTGGGAAGGTAAGCCCAAGTCAGCCAGTGCAGACGTTATCATTCAACGTGAATGGGTAAGAGCTGCAAGATTCGCCAGCCGTAAAGATGGGTTCATTAAGTCGGGACGAAGGAAGGTCGCTTACGATCCAGCTGGCCAAGGTCGAGATTCAAATGCTGTCGTTTGTGCTGATGGCAATATTGTTGTCGCGATCGATGAATGGGTTAGGTCGGATGATTTAAGGCAGGCCAGCTATAGAGCATATAATCACTCAATAGAATTTGATGCAGATGATTTCATCTATGATACTTGTGGCGGCTTAGGTGATGGTGTGAGTGTGTTTATTGATGATAAGCGCGACCTGGTTATTGATGAGATAAAAGAAACCGAGACCACCACCCAGGAAGAAATTAGGCAGGTTGAGTATGCGATAGGCAGGGAAGAGGATAGAAACATATTCGCCTTCGATGCTGGCTCAGGAGTTGTCGATCCTGATGATGAAATTGCCGGGACCGGTAAAACATGGGGCGAACGATGCGCCAATGCCAAAGCCCAGGGTCACATGGTGGCGGCACAGAAGTTATACAATACATTTAGATTTGTTATACTAGGTGAATCTGACATCGACCCAGGCGATATGCTAAGTATCGACATTGAAGACGACACCGTTTTTAACAATTTGGTGAAAGAATTATCATGCCCGCTATGGGTTAAATCAAGAACCAATAGCAAAAAACAAGTTGAGGATAAAAAATCCATGGAAAAGCGAACCGGGCAAAAGTCCCCGAACGTTTCGGACTGTGTTATTATGCTGGTAGCGCCGCAAGATGAAGATCAAACGGCTGGCTCAATTTTCTAACCAAAGGATCTTTCATGTTTGGTCGATCAAAGCAAGAAAAGCAAGAGGCGTTAACCGCTAAATACAATAGCGAACTAAAAGACCTGCTTATTCAGATTAACAGCAACACTGAGCGGTCAAATCTGTTTGCTAACATTCGTGGCGGCGGATTTGATTTTGCTGATGCGCTGCATAATGTGTTTGAGGACTTCGGTTATCCGTGTCAGTTAACCTTTTTTAATTTCTGGAATATGTACCGACGCTTTGGCCCTGCCGCTGCCGTTATTAATATCCCGCCAAATCTATGTTGGTTATCTTCGCCTGAAGTTAAAGGTTCAGACCAATTCAATCGTGAGTTTAAAAAACTGGCAAAGAAGACAAGGTTATGGAACAGATTAAAAGGCCTTGATAAGCGGCAACGTGTTGGGCGATATGCCGGGCTGTTTATTCAAGTTGGCGACGGCAAGAATCCGAGCGAACCAGTAGAGGCTTTAAACGGTATTGGCAACATTCACAACCTAAAGCCTATCTATGAAGGTCAGTTAGAAGTATCAACCACCGACACGGACGAGAAAAGCCCTACGTTTGGCGAGCCGACAATGTACACGTTTTCTTCGGGCGGCACAGGCAATAAAGACGACAGGGCCGCTGTTGCATTTCAAATCCATCCATCAAGGTTAATTGTAACGGCTGAAGGTGCAGACGATGGCACAATTTACGGCATTAGCGCATTAGAAAACATATTCAACGACCTGATGGACCTTAGAAAGATTAGTGGTGCAGGCGGTGAAGGGTTCTATCAAAACACTCGTAGTGCGCCAGTGATTACCACTAAAGACGGCTTTAAGGCTCCAACCACTCAGAAAGGGAAGGATGCCCTAGAAAAAGAAATAGACGACTTCCTATCAAAATGGCAAAAGAAGTTTGTCGCACA